GCTGACCTAAGGAATGCCAACCTAAGTGATGCTGACCTAAGGAATGCTGACCTATTGGGGATTGGAAACATGAAAGAATTACGAACTATGCAATTAGAAGCATATAAGGTAGGATTTACTAAAGACACTTTGCAAATAGGATGTAAAAGATACACTATTGAAAAATGGGAGCATTTTACAGATGAAGAAATTATAGAAATGGATGGAAAAACTGCATTAATATTTTGGAGAAAATGGAAAGAATTTATTTTTAAAGCGATAGAACTTAGCTTTAATGAAAAGGAGAATAAATGAAAAAGAAAATATCAAACTTTAGATTTAGTGATGATGTCAATTTTATATTAGATAAAACATCAAAAGCAACTGGAAAAAGCAAAACTGCTATATTGTCAGATGCTGCACTAGAAAAGTGCAAGAAGTTACTAAAAGAAATTGAAAGTTTAAAAGGGTAGTTATGAAACTAAAACTACTAATATGTATTTTAGCTATTCAGCTACAAGCTAAACAGTCTATCGTTTGGGCTACGTGCGTGTATAATAACAAAATACTACCATGTAAGCTAGTGGACGATAAAATATACATAAATTCAAAAGAGATTAAACACAAAAAGTTAGATGTGATTGTGTTTGATGGTGATTTGTGTTTGATTATAAAGGGGATTGAATGATTTGTTCAAAATGTATAGATATTTTTAAAAAAGAATATATAGGTAAAAAAACAACAGACGGGTCAATGACCAAAGATATAAAAGGAGAAAAAAAAGGAACTATTAATTTTAGTGGATATTCTCCATATTTCAATATTTATGTGCAAACGGAAAAAACTTTTAAAAACGGAAAAGTGAAAGAAAAAGAAATAGAAATGGGATTTAAAGCTAAATTTTGTGCTTTTTGTGGAGAAAAACAACAAGTAAAAAAAGATGAGCTTTAAAATGACCTCATACACCAAAGCAGACCAACTAAAAAAAACAAAAAAGCCTAGAAGGAAAAAATGTCCAGTTTGTAAAGAGTATTTTGTACCTAAAAGAGAGTTTCAAGTAGTATGTGAGAACATACAATGTGCAATAGCTCATGGCAAAAATACTTTAAAACAAACTCAAAATAAAGCTAAAAAAGAATTTAATCAAAATGATAAAAGCTATTTGAAAAAGAAAGCTCAAGAAGTTTTTAATAAGTTTATAAGATTAAGAGATGATAAAGAACCTTGCATAAGTTGTGGGCATAAAGAGGGAAGGCAATTTCATGCAGGACATTTTAGACCGAGAGGACGAAATCAAGCATTAGCCTTTAATGAAGATAATTGTCATAAACAATGCTCAATATGCAATAATCATTTATCAGGAAATTTAGTTGAGTATAGAAAAAATCTTATTGAAAAAATAGGGATTGAAAGAGTTGAAAAGTTAGAGTCGATGAATGATCCAAAAAGTTATTCAGTTGAAGAGTTAAAAGAAATAATTAAAACATATAAAAACAAAATTAAAAAAGGATAGAAAATGTTACCAACAATAACAGCGATAGGAAATTTGAAGTATTTAGAAACAAAATTTACTCAATCTGGGAAATCAGTTACTAGTTTTACATTAAATTGTAGTGAAAAAAACTCTAAAGGAGAGTATGAAAACCTAAACATAAAGGGTGAGGTATGGGAAAAAGCTAGTGAGTTTGTACAAAAATACTTTAAAGATGGAAGTGTTGCAATAGTAACAGGCAAGCTCGTTACAGATAGTTATGCAAAGCAAGATGGAAGTAAAGTATATACTAATAAGTTTTTATTCCCTAAAATAGATTTTGCACCAAAAGACCAAGATACCCAAGCACCTCAACAAAACTATCAACAACCATCTAGTTACACTCAACAAAATGGTTATCAATCACAAGAAAGACCTCAACCAAAAGTCGAAGTAGTAAACCATCAAATTCCAGATATTGATATAGATGAAAGTCAAATCCCTTTCTAGCATATAAAACTAAAGTCTAATACATTAATTTGTATTAGGCTATTAAAGGATAAAAATGAGTTCATGGAGAAATCAATCAAAAATAGCTATAGATAAAGCTATAAAAGAATGTAAAGACGAAAACTATAGAAAAGTAATAGACTTAGCATATCCATTTGGAGAGCGTAAAATGTATCCATATAAAGCATGGTTAATTGAAAGAAAAATAGCATTTAAAAAGTTAGGGATAATAAAAAAAGAAAGTGTATTTGAAAAAAATAGTGACTTAGGATTATTTAATGAGTAGCAAAAACAACGGCGGGAAAACAGAATATTATGATATACCAAAAGATAGCGAATCAATTCAAGATTTAATCGAGTATAAGAATATGCATTGGAACATTGCGAATATATTTAAATCTTGTTATAGATTAGGAAATCAAGAACATAGTTCACAAGAAAGAGATTTAAATAAAATAATATATTTTGCACAAAGACACTTAAATTTAATAAAAATGTAAAAATATTGTATAATTTTATATTGTTTTAAACAAATTAGGCTTATAATAACTTAAGACAAAAAAAGGAGAGAACATGACAAACTTAACAGACTTTTTAAAAGATATGAGAGATAGTAGAGATACTTATATCAAAGTAAGCGAACATCAGCTTAGGGGATATACTCAACAAGCTAGGGAGTGGGAAAAATTAGCAGCAATTCAAAAAGCTACAATAGCCAAATTAAATATTAAAATCAACAAACTTGAAGAAGATATAGAGTTGTATAAGATTGAAAATAGAAGTTTAAAAAAAACTGAAACAATAGATTTATTCGCATAAGGAGTATGAAATGACTATGCTAACACTAAAATATAAATTAAGATTAAGAGATAAAATGCTAAAAGAAAAAGGCTTAAAATGAAAACAATATATATAGGCTTTTTCTTAGCTATACTTTTTGTATATGGAGTAGTAAGTCAATATGAACCTGAGCGAGAAATTATAACCTATCATCAACTTATGGAGAGAAAATAATGCTATTTAATATGCACGATTTAAACATAGAAGATGAGTTGATCAAAGACTCAACAAGGCGGCTATTAACTTCTGTGAAAGCAATACCAGTAAAAACAACATTACAAGACAATGGAAGGCTTTCAGATAATTATGATGTTAAAGACACTATGGAGAAAATAATAGAAAAATATAGAGTTCCACATAAAGCACATAAACCATTAAGAGCTAAGGCTGTTAAAAATATTCTTGGATATCTTGAAGAAAGGATTTACAATGAGCGATTATAAAAACTACGAGGATTGGGTAGACAGTCTAACCCCTGAACAGTTAGAAGAAGCGTATATGATAGGTGGTGGTAATGATGACATTGCACTTATGAGAGCTTATTGGTTAAGCTTAAAGGATGAATAATGACCGACTATTTAATAAATAAAATAAAATAAGTAAGTTCTAAAAAAGAGTTTAATTATCTTTTGGAAAACTTTAAAACTTCTAATCAATCTTTAGAGGTTAGAACAGAAGCGATAGAAACATTAAAAAGATACCACCCTATCTATGATGAAAGTAATAGAATGCCAACGAGAGAACTATTAAAACAGATACAAGATGGTTACGCTGATATAGATGATATTATAAATTGAAAGGAGAGAAAATGTACGAAGAATTAAAAAAGTGGAGAGAAGAGCGAGGACTTGAAAAAACAGTTGGAAATATAGAGTTAAATATTTATGAAGAACTATTGGAACTTATGGGAATAGATAATAAAAAAGAAATTGAATTCCTAAAAGATAAGTTTAAAGATGAATTTGGACATTTATTTGGTAAAGCTCCTATATATATTCAAATAGACGCTCTTGATGATTTAAAAGTATTTGCAACTAATGCGATTGAAGCTCACGGATATGACGCTGAAAAAACAATGAATGAAACAATCAAAGAAATATCATCAAGAAAAGGTGAATATAACCCAAATACTCAAAAATGGGAAAAGTTTAAAACAGAAGAAGCGAAAAAACTTTGGTATAAAGCTGATTATAGCTTAGCGAAAAGATGAATAATCAAGCTAAAGTAATAGTAGCAAGTTTTATATATTTTGCTACCGTAATGGAAAAAAATGAAATTGTTGATGATATTCCAAAAGGATTGAAAAAGCTATTTAGGAAGGTTGCTTGGATAAGTGAAAAATATTCCAAGCATTTAGAACTCGTAACAAATGAAATTAACGAAATATTGAAGGATGTAGATAAAGATATTGATTTAATGCTGATAAGCGTTTCTTTAATTTCTGAATATTACGAGCAGATGAAAGGCAAAAAAAGACTTTTTACACCTATGAGTTACGCTGAAATTGTTGATATACAAGACGAATGCATAGAGTTAAATAATAAAAATGCAAATAGTACTTTTGATGTTTGCGAAATACTTGTAAAGGGGTTGTTAAATGAAAATAAGTGATTTAGATTTACCAAGAGCAGATAAACAATATCTATACTCACTACTAAGAAAACACTTTAACGGTGGCGGTGAGTTTGATAGAAAGATATTCTCTTCTTTTTTAGTACATAAAGCAGAAAATGGAGTAAATATTAACTTTCAAACAAGGGGTAGACTGTTGTATTTAGCAAGTATTGTTTTAACTGGGAAAGATATAAAAAAAGAAAGAATAAAAGAAAAACTAAAAGGCAATACTGCAAGAGAAAAGATTGAACAATATTGGATAGATAAGGGGATGAAATGAAAAAAAATCAAAAGCTATGGAATAACTTAGCGAAAAAAGTTGCTTATTTTATAAGTAGAGATGAAACATATACTAAAGTAAGGATAGATGGTCTTGTTAGTACAATAAGTAATGATAAGTTTGATTTGTATTATGAAATATTAGAATGTTAATTGAGAGAGTTTAAATCTCTCTCATTCGTTTCTTTGAAAGTGAGGTACATCTTGAAAGCTTTTCCAATTACCTCCCCATTCATTTTTATAATCAAGACTTTCCCAATAGTCACCTAATGGCTGTATATCTTCTTTCTTATAAGTTAACTGACCACCTATAAAGAAGTTAAAATCAACTGCTAGTTTCTTTAAGTGCATAGAGTTCATAGTTTTAGATTTACCATCTGCAAAGTATTTAGCTTGTTGATACTCTGTTCTGTATAGCTCACCACCAGTTAGCTTTATTCCTAGTCTCTTAGCTTCCATTATAAGTAAAGCTACATCCTGTAAGAATAACCATTGTTCATTACTTTTACTCATTTTAACCCTTCATACATTGCATACATTGCAACGATAATAGCTACTGCTTTACCAAGTAGAGTAACGTATATATTCATCTTCCACTTCTCATTATCTTTTTGATAAACTTCTAAGTCATCTATACGCTTATTAGCTACTTTCATCTTTTCTATATGTATCTCACAGTTGCCTCTTATATAGTCTATCTCTTCTCTATTTCGCTTTACACCAGTAGTTAAGTTTTCTATTATATTCTCATACCTCTTTAACTGCTCATCTCTAGTCTTTGTAAAGTTGTTGAAGTTAGGACAACCATTAAGCTGTCTATCTTCTATCTTAGTAAACCTATCCTCATACTTAGACATACTCTCTAAGATAGCTTCCATTTTTGTCATTATCTTATCTTGTACATGCCAGTGTTGAGCCATCTCTTTAGTTAGTGTTTCATTTGCACTTGCAAATCTATCTAGGTTTTTATTGATGTCCTCTACAACTTTACTCATAAGCGTAAGTGTCTTTTCATGGTCTCCGAGTTGATTGAGTATTCGCTCTTCGTTCATTACTTGCCTCGCTTTCTACTTACCAACCATCTAAGTCCAAATACACCAGCTACTATCCCAGTGACTAGCATCATATACCACTCAGGTGTTTTATCTAATGTCTCGAAACCTTTTAGCACTGCTTCTTGTGTAGATGGTAAAAAAGCAAGTATCAAAGGTACGCTAAATAGTATTGTTAGATACTCATCTTTCCAACTTGTTTTCATGTCTTGCTGTGCATTTGTATCCCAGTCAGCTTCTATTTGTTGACCTTGTTTTGCTAATTCAAAAGCAACATCAATCTTTTTTAAATTTATTTCGTGTGTTCTCTCTAGTGCTTTATCTTGCTGTTCAACTTCAAGAGTCTTTCTTTTTTGCCATTCAACTATAGGCTCTTTTGCAATACTGACAATAGGCTCTAATATTGTTGTTAACCAATTCATTTCTCAAACCTTTTAAATGGATTAATACTTACTGTAAAACTATATTTATAGTGTTTATTTAAATCACCTATATTAAAGTTTTTATAGCCTATGTTCATCTCTATACCATAGTCTTTATATAATAACTTACACCATCTATACATTGGATATACCTTACCGCTCTCTCCAGTAGCTTTACTATACACAAATCCTTCGTGACCTACTGTATCTTTTGTGTATCTGTATCCTTGCCATAAATATGATGTTATTACTTCATCTACCCCCATAGCTAATGCTAGGTTATGTATAGGGTTACGAAATGCACACCAGTTGTATGTAGTCCACCAATTCAAGCTATCATATTTCTCTTTGTAGTAAATATCTCCATCATTACCATCTTCACTATTACCAAATATAGAGTCAAACCACTTATCTTTAAATCTTCTATTTGGTCTGCTAGCTTCATTAGTACAATCAAACTCTTCTTGTCTAATCATAAAGAGTGGTATTAAAAACCACCCTATAACTGTTACAAGTAGTTGAAAAATAAACATTATTAAGAATTTAACTATGTTTGTTATGTGCTTCATCATTTGCCTTTTTGTACCAGTAATGCCCGAAGAGTGTTACCCCTAAGAACATTACTGATGCTATTAATTTATTCTTCTTTGCTACACACCTATATAGCAACTTATCTGCTTGATACTTAGTTAGCCTTTTGTTCTCATATCTTCTGTCATGCCTAGCACAACATGATGACCAAGTACCATCAGGGAACAAAGTACAGTTATTCATCTTAGCTACTTAGTATTGCACCCTTAGCTTGAATAGCTAAGGCACTAGCTTCTTTTAGTTCACCTAAAGTAATCAATACCCAACTATTATCAGCCATCTTCCATTGTTGCTCTGTATTACCTAAAGTATCACTTGCTATAATAGCACTCAACATATCAGCTCTAGCTACATCATCCGCATCAAATGTATTGCCATTAGCTGTTGTAACTGTAAGTACTGCTAGTGAATCTAACTTAGCTTGTTTAGCTTCTGTGTCTATCTTATCCTGAACTTCTTTATCATATATGCTACTCTGCTCTGCAATAGCAACATCTAAGTTCTCTTGAGAAACTACATAGTCTGTCCCTAGTTCTACATAGTCATCGCCTCTCATTACTATTCTTTTGTTTAATTGTTCACTTAGTATATCTACAAGTGGTTTTTTGCTAACTTGCTCTTGCATAGATTATTTCCTTTTTGATGTAATTTTTTAGATTAAAACTATCGGCACTTCTTAGGTGTCCTCCCCATGAAGCTAAAAACATTTTTAAGGCTTCACTTTGGTTAGTACGCTTATAAAACTTTATCTTTCGTTTTGCTCGTACAACGCTGTTTTTTCTTACTAATTTATATTTGCTCGTGATTCTGTACCCTAAAAAGTTTAGAGTACGATTGCCACCGAGTTTCACTGCTATCTTATTTGCCCTTAATCCAACTATTTACTATTTTGCCAACTTCACCTAGTTTTATTGAAGCTACTTGATGTTGTTTTTGAGTGATTAGTTTTCTATTTCCATCACTTAAAAACCTCAAATAAAATCTTATACTCGCTAAGTTACTATCAGCTTCATAAAGTCTGCTCTTTTGAGAAGATTTTAATGCCTTATAAAAAAGTTCTACTTGCTCAAAAATGATAAGTAAAACTCTCTCTTTGACTACCCCATGCTTCCGTTGGATATTCTGTAGCACAGGATAGATATAATTGACAAATTCCTCATACTTTTCTATCACTATAAGTCCATTTGCTCCGCTTGTGTTCATCGTTCGTTTTCACTCACTATGCAAGATTCAAGTGGTCACAAGCGAAACGGCAACCAACGTCCCAACGCGAATGCCAAACATAGTAGCTCCAATACGAGTTGCGAGAACCTGCATACACGCCATGCGTACGAGCGCCACCGAGTCTCACTGCAACTGGTGAGTTTCCAGCTGAATAAATCTGCCCTCTTCCGTCTGTTTGAGATTGCCAAGCTCTAGTACCACCATCTTCACTTAAATCTTTACCCCAAACATTCTGAACACCAGTTGCTTGTTCAATACCAAACTTGCTTGTTAGTGTTGCATAGTGTTCAACTCTTCCTTGCACTACTTCTAAGGCACTACAATCAGTTCCCTCTAAAACTCCATAAGCAATAGTTTGATACTCTTCATAGCTTATTAACTCTTTACCATGAGATTTTGCAATTTCACAAAGTTGAAACCAGGTAAGCTTTCCATAATTAACACTTCCATCTCCACCATAAGCTAAAGGAATTTTGGGGATTGCTCTTCCAAAAGCTACTGCTCCTTCTTCTCCTCCTGCAATAGTTGCAAAGGCTTTGCTTGTTCCATTTATAATGTGTTCAGAGTTTAAAAGGTAGATGTCATACCATTTGCCATTGATATGTACCATTCCTTCTGGCTCACATATAGGTCTAAACCAATTAGTCCATATTGAGTACTGATTAATCCCTGCAATCGCTGTTATGTCAGCTGTTGTTTTGTTACCAGTTGGAGTTTCACCACTTGGAGTTAAGCCGTAGTGAAATCCACCAATAGTATCAGCATCTTTTACTGTTTGAATAGCTGTTTTAGAAAAGTAGTAATCAGTTCCAGCTACAGGTGAAGAGATGGTCAATGTTGTGCCATCTACACTTATGCTTGTTGTGCTGACTTTTGTTGGTCTGGCTATTGAAGTTTGAGATATTAATCCGCTTACTAAATTTTCATAAGTTATTTTTTTAGTAGCTCCTGCAGCGGCACTATCAGATAAAATAAGTTCATCAGCTACGACGGGAGTTGTTTTTGCTACGAGTGTTGAAAAATCTGTAATTTCATCTAAATACTTAACCCATTTATAAACATTATTTTTTAAAAAGTTGTCATATTCAAATGGCGGTTTTTCAGGTACACTTCCACTAAAAACCCATCCCGTGGATTGTCTTGTAGCGTCAGGCTCGACTGCATTAACTTCTGACGTGTTCCATATTGGATAAACACTAGGTTTTGCCATATTATTTCCTTTTTGTTAATTATATCTTATAAGAATTTAGCGAAATTACCGCCAATAGAATTATCTGATAATGTTGTGAATCCTAAAGCATTTGGATCTTCTGCAAATCCAAACCCACTATCCTTAGGACTTACTTTATATTGAACTTCACCTATTCCTATTGTTTGAGGTAAATCTTTGATTATAGACTCTTCAAAGCTGTAAAAACTTTTGTTTATTTCGTACATTGGATATAAGTTAGTAGGTAAAAAATATCTAATTTTAGTATCAAAAATCGCACTTAATATGTTTAAAGTTTCATCAACTGTCATAGAAGATGAGTTCTGAAATATTTTAGCTTTTATTAAAATACGATAAATGTCATCATTTGCTAAAGTTGCAAGAGGTGGATTTAGTTGAGCTTGAAACCCTCCTACTTCTAAATTTGTTAAAGTAGTAAATCCTAAAGCGTCCAAATCTTCTTCAAATCCAAAAAAGTTAGTTTCATCTAAAGGTAAATAAGGTCTTGACTTTCCTACAATTTCCCCTATACCGTCAAGTTGTTTTCCAACCGCAGTATTCAACCATCTTTTAGTTAGCAAATCGCATTCAGCACTTTCTAGCTCTCTATCTACAAAAGCTTCTAAAAACCCATTTATTAAAGGCTTATTTTTAAACTGTTCAGCGAGTCTGTTTTGCACGTCATAAGCTGTTAATTTACAAGTCATTTTACACCTCGTTTACAATTATGTTTGCTGTGCTAAAAGTTCCAAGTTCAGTTATAGCTATTGGAATGTTAATTATTCCCGTTGGTGAAGCACTTAATCCTATAAACAATTCAATGTCGTCTATTCCCTCAACTGAGTTAATAGGCACATAAAATTTACTGTGAATAATATCATCACCAATAGTAAATAGACTTTCAGCATAAGCTACAATCGCTTCTTGAATTTGCAATGCTCCATCTATCGGATAAAGTGAATTGATAGTGACATTAATTTCAAAATATATAGGCACTTCAGTAGGACGTGAGAAAAAAACATCTTGATTATATCCTTGTGCATCTACTACTGTAACAGTTTCAGTACCGTATGAGTTAATGCCTTGAGGTGTATTTCTCCAAATTGTATCGCCTATATCTTGGTTAGTTCCACCTTGAACTACGCACAAAAATTGATGAGGAGGTATGCCTTTTGAGTCTGTTATATCTGTTTTGTTGTCAGTTGCATAAACATCTACTACATCAGTTAAGTTAAGTAATTGACCGTATAAACTATCTAAGATGTTGTTTCCTAAAGCTCCTACTGATATTTCACGTCTTATTCTAAGTGCTACGTCTGTTTCGTCTGTTTGACGCTCTATACCGTTTAATAAAACTAGTTCACTAAGTGCATCACCTTGAGCTGTTGATGGATAAAAAGAGTTGTAAACTGCTTCTAATTGTTCCCATTCATTACTCTCACGTTCACTCATAATTCCCACAAATTGACCTATTACGCTTTGAGGTATTAGTGAGATTGTATCTCCAAAAGTTTCAATTAATGACGCTTCAATTTCTGCTTTTATGTCTACTAATCTTTTCTTTTTAAATCCATCTGCTGTTACGCCATAAGCCATATTATTTCCTTAAATTGTTATTGTAGTTACGCCATAAGTCGTATCTACTTTAAAGCTAATTGTAAACTCTCTGTTATCGTTGTCAAAGTCGCTCGAGTATTCTAGTATCTCGTTTACATTATCTGTGCTATTAATTTCATTTATAAAAATACCGTTTATAGTTTCAACTGATACGCCCTTTTGAAATACTGCTTCAAAATACGGTATACCTACAGTTTCATCTAAAAACCATTCTTTAAAATAGAATTGTAAGCGTACTTTTAACTCTTGTATAACATCATCAATGCTTCCAGTTAATGCTAAATCATTATCAATTAAGGCTAAATCATAATCATCATTTAATTGTATATCCATAATTTCCCTTATTTTTTAATAATATCTATAACGCTTTTAAAACTAGCCCATTGTGACTGTTGATCAAGATTATAAGTTCCTGCACTACTTCCAGCTGTAACCGTAACCGTTGCAGTACTTAACACGTTTAAAGCATCGCTTAATGTTTGCAACACTTTGTTACCGTCACGCTCTATTTCTATTTTTCCATTTTCTGCTATCGATATTTTACCATTTCCACTTGATGTTCTTATTTCTAAATCAGTCGTAGTTAAATTACTTATTAAATTTTGTCTATTATAAAAGTTAGGTAAAAATAATCCATCACTTAATGAGTGCTTTCTAAAGTCGTCAGGCTCTTTAATTTCACCGTTTACTATCCAGCTGTCTAATTGACGCTCATTAAATATAACTTGACCTGTATCACCTATATTAATCGGAAATGATATATTATATTTTGATGTTTTAGTATATCCTATAGGCACTTCTTTTAATATATCAAATAC